CACGAACCAACTTACAAAGGCTAGAATAAATTTGGCCCGCGTGGATTTTGCTGGTAAGCCTTTTAGGGCTGAGCCAGTTTGTGTTGGTTTGTATGGTTCACCAGGCCTTGGTAAGTCCACGGCTGACGAGATCATAGCTGATCGCTTGGTCCGGTACGAGCTGAGGAATAGTCCTGCTCTGTTGGACTTGTACACTAGAAGCCCTAACGAGTTCATCTTTGTCAGAAGGAATTCTGAATATTGGGAAGGTGTGACACAAAGTGCAAAGGTCATCCGGTACCCAGATTATCTGGCTGGTAAGGCTGAAATTACTGGGGCCACACATGAGACTGAGCTGATTGATATGATTTCAACTGAGCAGTACACTCCTAATATGGCTTTCGAGTCCAAAGGGAAGTTGAGCCTCACTCCGTCGTTTATCACTCTCTCAACCAATGAAACAAGTATAAGAGGTTCCACAATTAACCACAAAGGCGCGTTGGCTCGTAGGTTTAGACTTTACGAGCTTAAATGGGCTGGACCAGTCAATTCGTTCGGTCAATTGAAACCAGAACCTGGTTCACCAGTTGATATGAGACACTGGGAGTTTATTCCGGGACGTTTCACACCAACTTATGCTTTTGAAGCCGTTCCAGGCGAGGCTCCTATGAGTCTTGATGAAGTCGTTTATGCTGCTATCATTGAACGCGAGTCGAATATAAAGAAGGCAGCGAGCATAATGTCTCTTAAACACTCAGCTTCACAAGCATCTAATTCAATTTATGATGCTTTGGAGGGCTATGAACTTAAGCAAGGAGTTTCAATCCACGCACAAGTTAAGGCCCTAGCTCCAAAGACGCGAACGGTAAAATCTGTGGTTTATGACACGGTTGATGCAATCGTTAGAGTTATCGGTGAAGAGTCTTATGATGACCTTCCCTTGGATCTCAAGAAGAAGTTGACTGTCTTACACACCTACATAGGCTTGATTGATGACGTAGCTTATTATGATCGCTTGAGGGCAGATGCCCCGGAGCTTTATGCTAAGGCGATCTTGCAACCTACTAGCGTCAATAGAATGAGATTGGTTAATAATAACTTCCTGTCTGGTTTAAAAGGCTATTGTGCAACGTTCTTTGATTTTATTAAGAAAACAGTCGTGTCTATCGACTATAAAGTCATTCCAGCGGTATTGACATTAATGGGTAGCTTGGCAGCTGCTTACTACTTCTTTTCTAAGGAGGAGGAGCAACCTGCGAGTAACGTCGTTATTGACGAGTCACTTGGACAGCAGTCTAGGAACTACGTCGACGCGGCGGCTCTTGCTAAGGCCAAGTCTAACCAAATTAGAGCGCGTAATGTCGCAAAGTTTAAGAAAGTTGAGGTGAGTGCACAAGCGGCTGAGAACATACAAATAGGTATCTCAAAGGCTCGCGACCATACGTACAAGTTAGTTGGAGTTGATGGATCCTTATTCACGTGTGCTTTAGCGCTGGGCAGGAAACATTATTTGATGAATGCCCATTCATATAAGACGCTAGTGGAAGCCTACGAGTTTGATTTCGTGGATTTCCCAGTGAACTTCACCCACGCAACTAGACCAACATTCCCTGTTCTGTTTTCTGACATTAAGTCGAAGGCAATAGTCGACGAAGCCACAGACACAGTGTTCTTCACAATCTCCTGTGGTTTCGACATGCCTTCCATTGTCCCTCATTGGGCCCCCGATAAGTTCATAGGCGATAGAATCCACATGAGTTATTTGCATACTAGTGTGGGTTTTCTTTTACCTAGTGCCGGAGGACCACAGTTCTGCCAGAAGGCCAGGATCATTAATGGTAAAACCATAATGACTGACAAGGGTGAGGTTCGACTTAGACAGTTATGGGCTCTGGAAGGGCTTTCTACGACTGGTGATTGTGGAGCACCATACTTCGCGACAAGCAATGAGGTTGGTGCGGCTGGCAAGTTCATTGGCATACATGTGGCTGGCACAAATGGTTACGGTCAAACGTTTGCGTGTGCTATAAGCAAGAAAACCATACAAGATGCTATTAAAGCTCTTGAGACTGGTGAGCTTGAGCTCGCTGATGGAGACCGTCAAGTTGTTGACACTGTTTCCAATCCACACCATTTTTACACCACTATGACCCACATACTTGCTCCTAGTGAAGATCCTGCGAAGGAGCCTATGCTGGCGCCAGTGGACGTCAACAATCCCGCAGTTTATGCACGTGCTAGTGCTAAATACAATAAAACAGTCAAGCCTAAGTCCGAAGATTTACTGAGATTAAAAGCGTGCATGGCTGAGTATTTACAACACTGTGGAAATGTTGAGACACATCCCATGAGGCCTGGCATGGTTAGCTTTAGGGATGCCTGTTTGGGCATCGCTGGCACCAATTTTAAAGGTGTTGATTTGTCCACATCAGCTGGTACACCATACAACTGCATAAAACTGAACAAGCACGACCTTATTGGTGATTATCGTGAGGACGGTTTTGTTGAGGGCCCTCGCATAAACGAACTTTATGCTGAGGTTCAAGACAATTTTAGGATGTTGGCAAGGGGTGAGATTCCTAGCTATGTCTTCACCGATGTTATTAAGAGTGAAACACTG